GATGAGTATTGGAAGAAGTTTGGGTATGGGCCGTCGATTGATGACATCATGTTCCATACTGGGGATAAAGGGCGCGGGAATGTTCACAGGGTTGTGAAGAAGCTGTGCGACTTGGGGATCTGCCGCAGGTCAAAGAATTCAGCGCGTAGTGTGCGGCCGTCTTACTTACGATTGAGGAATCTGCCATGAAATTTGTTAAGAAACCTGTAGTGATAGAAGCCACCCAGTGGTTCAAGATGGGTGACCATCCTGCTGTAGAGATGCACGACCGAGAAGAAGGTTTTGGAAAAATTTACACATTGGAAGGTGAGCACACTGTTACCCCCGGCGACTGGATCATTACCGGGGTGAAAGGGGAGCACTACCCATGTAAGCCAGACATCTTTGAGATGACGTATGAGCCATTCCCTGAAGATGAAGTGTTCTTGGCGGCTCTTGGGCCTTGCGGAAAATGAATAAAAAACAAGAATTGGAGATGCAAGAGGAGCATGACCTGTTTGTCAGGAGGATCATGTTTGCTTTGGATATGTCCAAAGAAGAGGCCGAGAAGTCCGCCGACCGGTTCTTCTCCCTACCCTCCAATGAACAAGCCGCTTACCTTGATGACCTTGACGCCTTAGAAGCAAGCCAGCAAAGAGAAGAAGCCTTTGACGATTTCATCAAGTTCGCCCATTCAATGTGGCCCGGGTTCATCGATGGACGGCACCATAAAGTGATGGCTAAGAAGTTTGAAGAGATTGCCACGGGTAAGATCAAGCGCCTGATCATCAATATGCCGCCCCGTCATACGAAGTCAGAGTTCGCTTCGTATATGCTGCCGGCCTGGTTCTTAGGGCGGGACCCCAGTAAGAAGATCATCCAGTGCTCGAACACCGCCGAGCTTGCCGTAGGTTTTGGCCGTAAGGTTCGTAACTTGGTGGCCAGTGAACCGTTCTCTAAGATCTTTCCGAATGTGAACCTACGCTCAGACAGCAAAGCCGCTGGTCGTTGGTCTACAAATAAAAACGGCGAATACTTTGCTATCGGTGTCGGGGGTACTGTGACGGGTAAGGGCGCTGACCTACTTATCATTGATGACCCCCACTCTGAACAAGAGGCCGCCCTAGCTGCTGGTGATCCGTCAGTCTTTGATAAAGTCTACGAGTGGTACACCTCTGGCCCGCGCCAGCGTCTGCAGCCTGGTGGTGCGATCATTGTCGTGATGACGCGCTGGGCCAAACGAGATTTGACTGGCCGGATCCTGCAGTCCTCCATAGAAAAAGACGGCAACGACGATTGGGAGGTCATTGACTTCCCTGCGATCTTGCCCAGTGGAAATCCGTTGTGGCCAGAGTTTTGGAGCCTCGAGGAGCTGCAGGCTTTGCAGTCCGAACTACCGGCTTCTAAGTGGAACGCCCAATACCAACAAAGCCCAACGTCCGAGCAGGGCGCGATTGTTAAGCGGGAGTGGTGGAAAGAGTGGAAAGAAGAAGACCCACCGCGCTGCGAGTTTTTGATCCAGTCATGGGATACGGCGTTTACAAAGAACGAGCGGTCCGACTATTCAGCGTGTACAACGTGGGGTGTGTTCTACTTGAATGAGAACCCCAATGACGCAAATATTATTCTGCTCGATGCTTTTAAAAGGCGCATGGAGTTTCCGGAACTCAAGGAAAAGGCGTTCAACCACTACAAAGAGTGGGAGCCAGATGCGTTTATTGTTGAGGCCAAGGCGTCTGGTGCACCACTTATTTTTGAATTAAGGGCGATGGGAATCCCTGTTCAAGAGTTTACGCCGTCTAGGGGTAATGATAAGATGGTGAGGATCAATTCTGTATCTGATTTGTTTGCCAGTGGTAAGGTTTGGGCACCAGCTACGCGCTGGGCTGACGAGTTGATGGAAGAAATGGCTGCGTTCCCGAACTCAGACCACGATGACTTAGTTGACTCTGCCACACAGGCTCTGATAAGGTTCAGAAAAGGCGGTTTTATACGCTTGCAGACTGACGAAGAGGAAGAAGTCCGTTCGTTTAGGCGCAAGGTTTCTTATTACTAAGGATAAATATGTCCATCGAAAAATCACTTTACGCCGCACCAGAGGGAATTGAAGCCCTAATGCCAGAATCAGAAGGCGAACCTGACATTGAAATCGAGATTGTTGACCCTGAAGAGGTGACAATTGACACTGGTGACGTTGAAATTACCATTGACGGCAGTGAAGAAGACGATTTTGACGCCAATTTGGTGGACTATTTGGACCCAGGCACAGTAACAGGGATAGTGACTGACCTTGTAGGCGACTACGACGATGACGTTAACTCCCGCAAAGACTGGATGCAGACCTATGTAGACGGTCTTGAGCTGTTGGGCATGAAGATTGAAGAGCGAGCAGACCCTTGGATCGGTGCTTGCGGTGTTTACCACCCACTTTTGTCTGAAGCACTGGTCAAATTCCAAGCCGAAATCATGATGAGTACGTTCCCAGCTGCGGGACCGGTGAAGACTCAGATCATTGGCAAAGAAACTCCCGAGAAAAAAGACGCTGCCACCCGTGTTCAGGACGATATGAACTATCAACTGACCGATGTGATGACGGAGTTCCGCCCAGAGCACGAAAGAATGGTTTGGGGCCTTGGTTTATCAGGTAATGCCTTTAAAAAGGTCTACTTTGACCCAAGTTTTGACCGACAAACATCTATATTCGTCCCGGCTGAAGATCTGGTTGTTCCTTATGGTGCCTCCGACATCCAAACGTCCCCTCGCGTTACGCACGTTATGCGCAAAACTGAAAACGAGCTGCGTAAATTGCAGGTCGCTGGGTTCTATGCTGACATTGACTTGGGCGAACCCAACAATACGCTGGACGAAGTAGAGAAAAAGATTGCGGAGAAGATGGGTTTCCGCGCTTTGTCGGATGATCGCTACAAGATCCTTGAGATGAACGTTGAGTTGGACCTTGAGGGTTACGAGCACACCGATAGCGACGGAGAGCCCACTGGTATTGCCCTGCCCTACATCGTAACGATTGAATATGGCAGCATGAAATGTCTGGCTATCCGTAGAAACTGGAAGCAAGGCGATAAACTCCACACCAAGCGCCAGCATTATGTGCACTATGGTTACGTTCCTGGATTTGGCTTCTACTGCTTTGGTTTAATTCACTTGGTTGGCGCATTTGCCAAGTCTGGTACGTCAATCCTGCGCCAGCTGGTAGACGCTGGTACGCTGGCCAACTTGCCTGGTGGCTTTAAGACTCGCGGTCTACGGGTCAAGGGTGACGATACACCAATCGGCCCAGCTGAGTGGCGCGATGTGGACGTTCCAAGCGGAACCATTGCCGACAACATCATGGCTTTGCCATACAAAGAGCCATCGCAAGTGTTGGCTTCTTTGCTCGATAAGATTGTTGACGAAGGCCGCAAGTTTGCATCTGCAGCCGACATCCAAGTTGCCGATATGTCTGCCAATTCACCAGTGGGTACAACACTGGCGATTCTTGAGCGCACATTGAAAGTGATGACTGCTGTTCAAGCACGAATTCATTATTCATTCAAGCAAGAGCTGGCACTGCTTCGCGACATCATCCGCGACTTCACGCCTGAAGAATACTCATACGAGCCAGAAGAGGGTTCACGCAAAGCCAAGAAGTCAGATTACGACATGGTTGAAGTGATCCCTGTGAGTGATCCAAATGCGGCAACCATGGCGCAGAAGATTGTTCAGTATCAGGCTGTGATCCAGCTGGCCCAGCAAGCTCCGCAGATCTATGACCTGCCGCAGCTGCACCGCCAAATGCTTGATGTGTTGGGAATTAAACACGCTGATAAGTTGGTGCCGTTGCCTGATGACGAAATGCCAAAAGACCCAGTTAGCGAGAACATGGCTGCATTGAAGGGTGAGCCAATGAAAGCGTTTATCTATCAAGATCAACAAGCCCACATTGCCGCGCACCAGACGTTCATGCAAGACCCATTGATTGCCAAAACTATTGGTCAAAATCCAATGGCCAACCAGATCATGGCGTCTATGCAGGCACACATTGCGGAACACTTGGGATTCCATTACCGCAAACTGATTGAAACGCAAATGGGTGTACCACTTCCCGCACCAGACAAGCATTTGCCAGAGGATGTCGAAGTCCAGTTGTCACAGCTTATCGCACAGGCAAGCGCACAGTTGTTGCAATCCAACCAAGCGCAAGCCCAGCAGCAGCAAGCACAACAGCTTGCACAAGACCCATTGATCCAAATGCAACAACAAGAGTTGCAGCTTAAAGGTCAGGAGGTGCAGCGTAAGGCTCAGAAGGATGCGACTGACGCCCAGCTCAAACAATCGCAGCAACAGATCGAACGCGAACGTATTCAGTCACAGAAAGAGATTGATATGGCTCGAATCCAAGCTACGGTACAGAAAGACCAGCAAGGGCTGGCTCACGATGCACAAGCCGAGAAGAACAAGCTCTTGGCTGAAATCATGAGGAACAAGCGATGATCGACAAATATTTAAAACTTCTATCGTCAAAGATAGATGACAAAGTGTCCCAACTCCAAATGTCGATAGCCGATGGCAAGGCTGAAGATTATGCGGAGTACAAGAAGATGTGTGGAGAGGTGAAAGGTCTACTCACCGCACGTTTATACATCATAGACCTACAAGAAAGAGTAACCAACGATGACGATGACGAGTGAGATTTCGAATCTCGACATAACCAAGGCAGTGGATTTATCCAAGATCTTGAACACAACGCCCCAAGAAAAGGCAAAACAATTACCAAAGCCGTCAGGCTACCGCATTTTATGCGCCATCCCAGAAGTGGATGAAAAGATTGATGGAACAGATTTCATCAAACCACAAGAAACGATGATGATTGAAGAAACCCTGACTACTGTGTTATTCGTAGTAGACATGGGCCCCGATTGCTACAAAGACGCAAGCCGATTCCCATCTGGCCCGTACTGCAAAAAGGGTGACTTTATCTTGATCAGACCCAACTCAGGAACCCGACTGGTCATTCACGGCAAAGAATTCCGTGTGATCAATGACGATTCTGTCGAGGGCGTAGTAGACGATCCACGCGGTATCCGCCGTAAATAAGGAACGACATGAGCGAATTTAAATTCCCCGATGAGCAGGATGACGTTAAGGTCACCACAGAAGACGATCAAACTGATGAACAAATCATCATTGACGTAGAAGACAACACCCCAGAGGAGGACCGCAACAAGCCTCCTATGGAAGAGAAAGTAAA